CTCCTGACATCTCGATATACGTCCACGCAGATCGCTGACGACCTCGTGGCTTAAGCGTAGACATAATGAATACTTGGCTATTAGCCTGCTCTAGTAAGTTCATCATCTCTGCGAGTGTCTGAGTATCCCACATCCGATCATCCACAACAATGATGGATGGCTCAGTACCTGCTAAACCTGCAGCCATAGCAGCAAGAACACGAGCCTCTGTACTCCCAGACAGAGCATGGTGAACTGTACCACTGCGCTCCAAACCTACCAAGAAAGTAGATTTGTCATACTCAATAGTGAACACATCACCTTTGGGCAAGAACTTGTTTACTCGTTTTGCATACTGTTGGAGAGGTTCCTTAAGCTGATTGTAAATAAAGTTATTTAGTACAGCCTCAAGTTCTGCAAAGCTTTTACTACGGTTCTCAGACACTTCAGCGACATCATTAGCGGAGAGCAAACTTTGATATAGAGCATCTAACTCAAGATAATCTTCTATCTCTTCAGACACCACAGTGGAATCGCGCAGACCAACCAACTCTTTGGGCAACCCTATTGTTTTAGAGATTGATTGGGCAGTAGACTTATCAATAAGTTCAGCTTTCAATAGTTTTTTAGTCCACTCAAATCGGATGCTATCAACCAGTTCTCCCCAAGATTCTGTAAGAAGCTTTGGATCTATTTTTTCAGCGCGAGCGAACATACCAAGTATTCTCTTAGTCGCAGTAGCCTCACTCTTTGCTGCTCGTTTCTGTGCCCCAGCTTTAGTCAATGCTCCCAAGATGTCATCTGGAGAATATACAGTAGGCCCAAGGTCAGGAAGTAGTTCTCCTAGTGGAACGCTTAAATCATAGCTACTCTTAGGGAAAGACGCTTCAAGATCATCCCCTGAAATACCTTCTCCGAATAGTTGGAAGAAGAATTTCCGTGCCGTAGCAGGAGATCCTTTTAAGACATCGTGAAGTTCTGCAATAGGGAATACTTGTCCTATGTCTCCACTCTGCTTAGGCTTCTTACCAGGAGACAAGTCCCAACGAGCAACGTTCCCCGAATCTGTTTCAACTTCTGCATAGAGATCTCCATCTCCAAGCCCACATAACTGAGTTCCAGACTTCACTACCTTATCTTTAAATAGGACACCATAGACACCGCCGGTAAGAGCAAGCTGAACAGCTTCTACAACTGTACTCTTACCACTCTCGTTGGGACCATGAAGCAGAGTTTTAGGACCGACAACTATGAGTTCATCTGACCCTGATTTAATATTCGTTTTAATGTTTCTGATCATCTTTATTCTCCTGATCTAATTGATGTAATGCATGTTGATACATGCGGTGTGGTGTGGTTTTTCCTGTTCTCCATCGTCGTACACTCCTCGACGATGGACCGGGACCATGAAGAAGCTGACCTACTCGCACTGAGATCTCTTCATCAGTCCATTTTTCATGGAGTCCCAATAGGATTTCTTGAAATAGCAACGCCATCAGAGACTCGGAAATAGCTGTAGTTGTACTGGTCCAATTTTCCTAGGTTCTTTTCGGAGTATATTAAAACCGTTGGTCCAATCATCTGGATCACCATTTTCAATACTGGATACTCGAACCATTTGATCTGTATCAACATCGTAATGAAAAACTGGACGACGTTCCTGTAATGCGTGTTGAAGGATTGCAGCGGTAGCTTTACCACAAGTATCCCCTGTTACCACATACCCAGAATAGAATCTCTTTCCTGTAGTAGCATCACAGCGAGTAACTATATTTCCTTGCCAGCCTTCCCATGTGCCTGTCTTAGGGAAGAACTTCTCGTAATCTTTTCTACCTGATACCACAGTAATTGGAACAGATCTAATTCCTCGATCTGCCATCCGTGCCAGTATCTTATTCTTAATAACAATACCCATGTGGCGAGATTCTATTTCATCCATTGCATATGGATGAGCATAGAGAAAACGTTTCATCATACCTCCAACCAGCTTTGGCCTATCTCGGCTTCGGCTGTATAAGTTAAGCGTGCGCCTTCTCGACGACGACGGTTCATTGCACCCTGAAGAAGCTTACTTGCCTCTTCGCTATCTTCTTCTTTGATCTCGAATACCAGTGAGTCATGGCATTGATTCACCAGACCAAGGCGTTCCCGAAAATCAAACTTAAAGAGATCAGATTTAAAATCATCAGGCAATTCTCCCTGTGTACTTAAACCTCCTTGCCCTTTCACAAGCTGAAGCATTGCCTCATGTACGATGGAGGAACCCCCAGCCTGGATGGGGTGATTCACAAGCTCGTTAATCTTCTCTTTATCTCTGAAGTCTCGACGTCTACCCCAGAGAGTGTCAGCAACGAAGCCCTCAGTACGGTACTTGTTCTGGATCATGTCCCACCAAGATGGGATCTCAGGGTCTGCTTTCTTCAGACCATGAACAACGTTCCGAATATCTTTCTGTGTAAGGTGGGCATAGATTAAAGCACCATCCCCATCCTCTACTGAGATTACCTGCTCATGGATGGTGGGCACACTAGCTGCATACTGCCATGCATAGCGAACGTTCTTTGTAATTCCTCGCGTAGACTTGAAGACCTTATCCCCTTTATCAGTACGGTCTTCTGGGGCACCATCGAGATCCCAGATACCCTCACCGAATACAATTTCCATTGTTTCATTGTGTGGATCCTTACCTGATACGATGATGTCTATGAGTCTCTCAGCCTGGGCTTCCTCTGCAATCAACCGTAGTTCCAACTGATCCATATCAGCACCTACGAATATGTGACCCTCTTCAGGGATAAAGATATCTCTTAGGTAATACGGAATGTTCTGTGCATTGGGAGCACTGGAAGAGTACCGACCCGTAGCAGGCAAACGATTGTAGGAAGGATGAATACGTCCAGCGAGTACAATAGAATCGTCTCCACTAAGGGGCTTGATATATGTACTCAGTAATTTGGTGTACCTACGAACCATACGCACAGACTGAATTAGATTATTATACTCTTCTGTCAAACCGTAAGTAGTCAGCATCCGACGTAGTGTGTCGTCATCTGTACTGGGATCCCCTGTCTTCTCGTTGTACTTTACAGGTGGTAGCTTCCACTCAGTGAATAGAACACGCCTAAGTTGATGCGTAGAGTTTGGATTGAATAGGGAGCCTAGGATTTCTTTACAGGTATCCCTGTTTATGGAAAGCTTTTCTTCAAAGCCTTTCCGGTGTGCGTGTACTTTGTCTAAGTCCACACGCATACCCAATCGCTGCATCCCACAGCCTACATCTTGTAAGTCATGCTCTAGGCGGAGGAGTGGCCACTGTTTTCTTTTACGTATCACCTGACCCAAGGGTGCTGCTGCTCGTATAGTTACCGCGCAATCCTTAGCACAGTATGTCCACAGTTCCATGTCTGTCTTAGCTGTGATCGCTGTGTGGTCTGACTTCCAAGACTCAACGAAATCTGTGTAGAAAGAACCTACAAATCCAAGATTATGTGGCATCTCATTATCAGCCAGGAGATGCAGGAGAAGAGTATCACTAGCAAGATTAGGAGTAACACCCAATTGGTTTTCACAGACAAGCCTGTCGTACTGTCCAGCATTGTGCCCAAGCAGGGGTGGTCGGTTCGTTTCTTTAAGGAACCGTTGCAAGAGATGGATGACATGGGATCTTTCTGACCCAGAAAAAAACTCTGTTACTCCATCGATAGATAAGATGGGTACGATAATGGCAAAGTCTTCATTCGAGAAGCCTACACACCTAAGCTTTGCTTCAAGAGGATTCTTTGCGTCTGTCTCAACGTCATAAGCAATGGGCTTATTGGCCTCAGAGAAACGCCAGAATGCATCCTTCAGATCTCGATAAGATTTAATGATCTTGATTTCAGGATCAGTCCAATTCAATTTCCCATCAAAGAAGTTGAAGATCTTTTTCAGATCGTTCCTGAATACTTCACGCCACTTTGGAGAGCGGAGTACAAATGACGGATGAATAGTGTACCCAACCTGAACCAGACCCCATGGTTTTGTAATCGTTTCACAACCACCCCGAATCTTCAGTACCGATACTGCCCCCCCTCTAATAGATGCTGCTGCTCTTGCACCCAAGCATATGATCTTAGTAAAGCCTTCGATGTCTGCTTCTAAACGTGCGGAACATGCAGCCATCGGTGTCAGTAAAGTAGCTTTCTTCGCTTTCTCTCGTTTCTTATTCCGACGTGAGAGATGGATGAGATGGGTATCCAGACGACCCCCTATCACCTGGCAGCAAATAGTATTATTCAACTGACATGTAGTCCGTTGAATACCCAACTCATCCAAGGCAGCTTGAAGTTCCATACCATCTGGACCCACAAAGGGACGACCTTCTAGGGTATCGTGGGCAGAAGGAAGATCCCCTAAGATGACAACAGAATCATTTCTATGTCTTTCCGCTGGAACATATGTATGCTCTTTGGTTTGACCCAAAGAACATTGATTACATTTGGCTTTCAAGGGAGAACTCATCACTAATAAACTCCAGACAAATCCCCCCCAGCCCACACCGGAAGAACAGATCGGTGTGCTGAAACTTGGGCTGGGAGGGAAAAGATTTAGTCGTTGTCTTCCAGAAGGAAGTCGAAGTCTTCGCCACCACTGTTAGCTGGAACTGAAGCTGAAGCTGGAGCAGCTTCTTCTACGATAGGTTTTTCAGACATGGCATCCTTCATAGATTGCCACCTATCTTTCGAGAACCAAGCATATCGAGGATACGAACCATCCACGGGCCGACCACCTGCATCTAAAGTAGGTGCAGTATAGTTGAAATAGACCATCTTCCCTTTGAATTTATCAAAGGGGATTTTCTTTTTCTGACCGGCAAGACTGCTCTTAGAAAATGTACCCATGAAACGGAGAAGAGCTTTCTTCCCTCCGTCATACGCAAGACCAAACTTCTCGCGATGGGTGACACCATCAGTATCAATGTAGACATACAATGAATTGCTGTCTTCGTAATGGGTGATGTCAGAGATGACACCAGTGTGGAGACCTGAAGATGGGTAGCCCATTGAACGACCTTCTTCGATACCTGTAAAATCAACTTCTAGTGTTAGACCCATTTTCTTATTTCCTTATTTCTGGGTGTAAGTGAGAATGACTGGTAGATGAGGAACACAAAGGAAAAAGTCCCCGCCTACCAGCCATCCTCGGGATCCTCAAACATTGTGTCCAAGGAAGATTGTTTTTTAGATTGAATAACTGCTCTGTGTAAACTGTCTTGGAGTGCCCACTTAACGTGGGTCATTGGATACTTTTTCAATAGATTCTTACCAGCACTGGTCAGTGTTTCCCTGTATGTCTCCAACCCTTCCGACAAAATCTTATCACTCAAGACCTTCACTACCTTGGTTTGCCATTGGAGATAATCCGGTCTAGCAATCTCAATGTCTGCCGCTCGCAATGCTTCTGCGATGTTAAAGGGTGCGGGGTCAGGAAAGATCCCTAAACGATCTCCTGATATGTGCTCTGCACTGGGGCCAGTCCGTAGAATATATTTCCACGGGCTGGCTGTTTCTTCAAACTCTGCCTTTGCTACGATGTCTGCAAAGGCACTGAACTGTTCAGGCAATTGTCCTGGCATTGCTGGACCACCACGTACATATTTCCCAGAGGAAGTACGGGGCGGAGACGCATGGCAATTAAAAATAACATGCGTACCTTTCTCCGTAGCTGATCGGGCGGCATCTCTCATACCAAGCACCTGGGTTCGTAGCTGCCGCCACATATCCCCAAAGGAATGCTTCTTTTCAAGATGCAGAACCGTTTGTTCAACTAACAACGAGAAGTCATCGATGACAATGGACGGGGTTTTACCTGCCCACTTTGTAACTTGCGTACTTGCTTCTGAAATAATCTTAGGTGATTGATACTCTACATCTGTGAGACCGAGAAATTTCTGGAGTGGAAGCAATCCACCGGCCTGGGCAATGAACTTGCCGCAAGCACCGACTGCTCCTGATGCCGTACTCTTTCCTGCTTTACTTGGTCCATAGAGAACTATGAACAAACCATGTTCTGTCATGCTTTCTTTATTCCTCTTTGCTTATGTGATGTGACTGCTAGATTACTTTTACTGTTGTTCTCTGGATTTCCATCCTTGTGATGGACATCTTTTCCATCTCCCTTACTTACTTTCCCCTCTGATTCAAGCATCTTTCTTGCTGCATTTCTCTTAGCTCTACGTCGCTTTTCTTCTGTAGTAGATTCGTATGCTGTGTCGTGTGCAAGTTTGTCTTTCTTATATTTGTACGGCATCACTCACCCCATCGGCAAAGGTCAAAAGCTGGGCACTGCCCATACTTACCGTAGCAGGTTTGATCTGAGTAGGTGGCGGGCCATTCCATCACATCCTTACCTTCGAACTGGGCAACGATATCTTCTGTTTGTCCCAGCATCTTGGTGAAGTTTCGGATTGCAGATGGAGCAGGTTCAACTGTCGAACGATCAAATGCATGTGGTGAAGAGAGTTTAACTCTGTTTACAACACAGCCACCAAAGTCTCTACCATATTTAGCTTTTCCAAAGGTCATGTACCCAAGGAACTGACCCGAAAGGATGTGCTGTTGTAGGGTTCTACCAACAATACGATAGCAAGACTTATGATCAACGATCCAATACTTTTTATCTTGGTCTTGGATAATAAGATCAGGACGTTGGGTGAAGAGAAAGGAGTTTCCAGAAGGAGATTTGATTGTGGCTTTGAGTTGTTTTTCAACCATCACAATTCTCCAATGGTGATGATCTCCCCAGCGATACATGTATTCCTTGAGCGCAGACAGAACTATGGATACGGATGCTTCCCATATTTTCCCGCCTTCAGGCGATGCTCTATCGATCTCTTGTCGAGATAGTTCACGAACACCTTCTTCTGGGGTGAAATAGGCATTGGGATTGTTACCTTCCTGTTCAGCTTGCATACGCGCATAGTATTGGGCCAGTCCAATGTGAAGCAGGCTCCCTTTAATAAGAGGTTCTGTCTCCACCCTGCCCAACTTCCCGGCTTGCTCCCAAGCGAACAGCCGCAAACAACGGGCCGCACTCTCGATGCGATGCCAGCCACGTTCAGATGGGCCTGCGTTTAGAAGGATTGGGTTCACTGCACTCTCCAATATCTATATACATCTTTACCACGTGTCCGACAAGTGTCAAACATTTATGTGATCTTTCTTCAAAGAAGGGATGCTATGCGATTGAGCAATGTCGATCCGTCCTCTGCTCCAAAGGCCTCCTCAATCTCGACCGCTTGCGCGTCCTCTGCGACCTTTCCAACGGCGGGAAGCTTCGCAAGCAGCACATCGGCAACCTGTTCGTCTACCGTACCCTCTGCGATGACGTAAGACACGAGAACGGGTCGCTTCTGACCCAGCCGACAGAAACGTCCTTCCCATTGCCGGATGTCGCGAGGTGTCCAAGGTAGCATTACGAACAAAGCTAAGTCTGTATCTTGCAGGTTAATGCTCTCGCCCCAAGCATGACCCGTACCAACCAGAACAGCACCACCCTCTGTTTCCATGTACTCTTTTCGGATAACATCACGTTTAACAGACGAAACACCACCATGGGCACACCACATAGGGATACCCGAAGGAAGCTTCCTCTCGATAGCCATGCCCAATACATCACAGTCTTTCCTACGTCCTGTAAATACAACGACCTTCTGTTTGGATGCGACAGCTTCCAGAACTCGTCCAACTATATACTTACGTTTACGACTTGCAGCTTCCTGAAGAAGTGTTTCAAACAAATGCTCCT